CGCAGTTACATAGGCTACTGCCCATTCATCATCAACAAGATCGTCTAATTTTACAGCACGATCGAAACTCTTGAATGATCCTTGTTTCTTTGAGATCTCTTGCTCTATTGACTGGAAACCTTTTTGCGCTTCCGGATCCTGTGGTTTGGCTCCTGTTTTAAATTCAGTCATCGAGTTCTACTTCAATCCTTTCTACTGTTGTGTTGTAATTTGAAGTACCACTTGTTGTCAGCTGAATCATTATATATTTCGCTCTCCTGGAAGGTCTATGAGAATAGTATCTAAGGTCACTCCCACCAGTATTTACAGGAAATGACATACTTCTGATTTCTGAACTATCATCTCCGTCTGCGAATATCTTAGCAGTTATAATATCAGCCGATAAATACCTCATGTTTAATCGTCTGATTATGTTTGATCTGTCAAGGTCCGCTATCGGTATCCATCCTGATTTATATTTGGTAGTCTTATTACCTGTTGTCGCTGTTGCAAGTGTGTAGACTGCAACATTACCTGAAGCTGCATGGTTGTTATAGTAATAAATTTGCAGATCTTCATTTATCGATAATAGATCAAATGTGTCAGTGGCAACAGTAAACATATTCCATTTCAATTCACCAGTCTTTGAGAAGCTATCGTAATCAAATAGGTACATATTATCATCATCGTCACCAAACCTGCATATAACACGCCTTTTTAATGGATCATAAATTGTCCTGGAATTGTTAAGATTCGATTGATCCTGATAGGTGTCCTTCAAATTTTCTGTGATTGGTACAGGTCTAAAATCCTGTGGAACTGCATATATATAGTCCTCACCAGCGAAGAATATCGTACCAGCTACCGAAATAATAGAATTAGACGCTATACAACCTATGTCTTGAGCTATTTCAACTCTGGACCAGGTTGTAGGATCATTTGCAGGTATCCTTAGTTTCTGAATACCTCTCTCCATGAATATAACCAGGTCTCCTAGCTGATCTGCCAATCCTTTAGGAGTCTCACCTTGAAGATCTCGAATTTCTATGTAATTTGTGATCGGTATCACATCAGGTTGATTCAGCTCACTAAACAATAAAAAGTTTTTATGGTCCTCAGCTGTTCCATTCGGATCCAACCTGGTACTTAGTACATACAAACGTCCATCTATGTATTGACCAAACTCGTAATTGACCTCAATAATCGCATCACCGTAAGGATGTGTTCTACCATTGATGATACCAGTATCATAAATCGTCAGCGTGACCTCGTTCGTATCTGATAGCTGCCATAAATAGTTCTTTGATAGATAGACAGTTTGATTACTTCCTATGTAGGATCCTGTAAAATCACTGTCAACCAATAATGCTTTTCCTACGTTGTTTGTTACTCTCCGGATCTCTGCGGAAGCATCATTGTTTCCATTGGTGTTAGTTCCTACCAGGACTCTGTAATGCTGTCTACCGTCCTCAGCATCAAGCACGAAATCATCATCGATTACTGTGTTTATGCCAGCGTATCCATCTGTCGTACCAAAATCCTCTCTTACACCAACGTAAAGATTGTCAACATAACCTATCTCCTGGTTAGCGCCAGCATCATTTACCTCAATCTTTATCTGCAAAGTTGTGGCAGCACCATCTGTTAAAACTGTTCCGGTGATCACTTCATACGTTCCGGAAGTTGATGTGCCTATCGGTGCGTAGCCTCCAACATCATCTTTCGCATACACTTTTACATTATCAACATTGGCATCTTTCTTAACCGCTACCGAAATGTAATAATTCGTGCTTGCAGAGACAGCAAATGTAGGTGATTCCGCAGAAGACTGGTCCGCAGCTGCATCCATTGTTATTTCGCCAGCTCTGTTTCCTTGATATGGATCACCAAGAGCTATCGCCATACTACAATTAGTTAAAGTCCAATCGGCAACATTTACTACTTCAAACGTACTCTGACAATTAGCCACGAATACGTTAGCGGTGATTATAGCCCACTCACCGCCCCATATCTCATAACCATCTACTATCTGTGTCGCAAGTGTAGCCACGTCAGTAGTATTTGAACTAATCTCGTAAATGATGCTTTTAATTAAAACATCGTCACCAGCATGACTGGACCAGCTTTTATCCGGAACATAAAGACCATAACCAACCAAAGCTCCTGTATGATATTCCAGGTTGGAGTCATTGTTGTCCAATGTAGAAATTGACAGGATCCTGTAATATGGACCGTTCCATGCCTCAGCTCGATATATGTTATATCCTGTAAGCCTTTCATTCCAGCTGGTGTTGACACCTGAGTATACAGCTGTTATTATATTGGTTGAGCTGTCGGCTCCTGGCGAGTTCGATATATACCTCTTTGGCATCGGTGCTTCCTGGTTACCATCGAATATAGGTACAAACTTGTAGTAATAGGTTTTTGCGTCCTCAAGCGATCCTCCGGATCCGGTTTCATCCGTTATCGCCAGCGTATAGCTCTGATCGTCGTCGTCCGGAGCGCAATCGTCATAATCAAAGGCTCCAACCGTTTTTATGGCGCTGTTCCAAAAGTAATTCCTATCGATATACTGGAAAACACCAGGACTCTTTGTAAGTCCATTCGCAAAGCGCAACTTATCATGGAAGTTAAGGATCTTAATATCTGATACACCTGAAACCAGATCTTTTATGGTTGTCGGTGCGTCATTCCAATTAGCTGACCAGTATTCGATCGTATCATTGGTAGCATCAAAGGTTATCCATGCTGTTCCGTCGAAGGCTCCACCAGTAAAGTTTTCATTAACCCACTTCATTATCTGTGTAAACTCTCTACTGCCTATCGTGTTTACCTGAGTATCATTGTTGCGTTTATAGATCTTACCAGATTGATCTAACTCATAGTCCTCAATCTCTACACAAGCACCGAGAGGTATATCCTCCGGATCCGGCTGCGTCATAAGCTGCGTCTTATTCAACGGTATTTCGATTAACCTGCTCATTACCACTCTTCCAGTATCTTTTCTGGTCCGGTGACCATCCTGACGTTAAAATCCTCTCTTGTTTTCTGTCGATTGGCATAATAAGTATCCATGGATCGTTTCGCTCTATTTGGCAATCCTTTATCTTCCAGGATCAACGATCGTGCGTAATCGACAAGGTATTTCCTGTATACATCATCAATATCCGGATCATCACCAGCTGTCGAAAATCCTCTATCAATACCATTGGCGTATGCGAATCCTGCGCCTGTAACAATATCGTTGGAATTTGAATCTATGACCTGATCGGAATTTTGATCGATTACATCATAAGTAGATCTGTTCGGACTTAAAGAATCGCCAGTCAGCACCTCATCATCCTCAAAAGCACCTGTGACGCTTGAAAGAATGAGTGTGCCAGTAGCCATGTGATTATCGTCAAATTCCACGACTCCTGTAGCTGAACTATCCTCTCCGGTTACAGTCTCTCCACGTACAAAATGAGTAACCAGACCATCATAGTCCAGTTTGCGATATGCAGTTGCGCTATCATCAAGGACCTTTGGATGGTATTTATACCAGAGAGTAAGCCAACCAGCTGAGGACGTGCCAGGTACGAAATAAATCCTGCCACCGTGGATTAAAATTCGCTCCGTCTTGGCAAACCTGTATTCAGCTGTGGTATTGTGGTAGTGGAAGGAATCGTACTGGTAATCGTCCATGTATTCAAGACGATAACCTTTAAACTCCGCACGAGTGATCTTTATGAAGTCAACAGGAAGATCTATGTACTCAGTCTCAGCATTTATATAAAACCATTTCTGACGTTCCAGGCAACCAGTTTCTCTTACGAAATCTTCCTGAGCTTCAACAAGGTACTTCTTTGCTGAAACAGTTAATCCACGATCGTTCCTATGTTCGTCCGCAAAAGGAACGAGTGTTCTGTAAACAAGGTCTGTCCAATTCATTATCGATTACCACGAGTACCAATACCTCTAGGTTTTTCAACCTCATATCTCTCATTAAGCGCTCTTATCTGAAGCATGGCATTTTCGTAGGAAACTTTAGCGCGGTCTGTCTTGGCATCCATCTTCCACAGCTGAGACTCAGAAAAATCAACCACCAGCTCGTGTAAAGCGACATTAAATTCACATTCGGTTGCGTCAGCTGCCAGGTCCGCCGGCTCCTTTAGATACCATATATCAGCAAGAATAATCGTATCCGGTATGAAAAAGATCTTTTCGTTAAATACATAGCAAACCGGATTGGTGGTGCTACCAGCAAGATATGTATTTTCCAATCTCTTTACATCACCAGGTTCAATCATAACACAGTAAAGATCGTCCGTATCGTCGTAAACCTTCAAGACACCATTACGAATCGGTACACTGGTCAAAGCAGAAAGAGCAAGTTCACCACTTGCAGGTGTTTCACCAGTATCAATAACCTGTAATTCAGTCAGGTAAGCGTTGTTAATCAGGTTCACCACCGTTTTCTGAGCGATATTAAGCGCATCCAGTTTAGCAGCCTGTGTGAATTTAACCTGGTCAGGATCCTCAAGCCTTAATCCTAACGTTGATAACATCTCGTTTCCAGTCATCTCTCCTCCAAAATTTTATGGTGAGGAACGTGAGCTACCAGGTAGAGACCATGAACCACGGTAGCCCACGTCCTCGAAGTTTTTACGGTTTATAGGTAGTTATTACCTCTACCACTTCACCGTTTCGCCTATACGCTCCGCTTCATAAAAGCAGGCATATATCCAGTGGTGTCCGCATTAGCACTATCAAGCGCCATCAAAGGACTGCAAGCAGCTTCCATAATGTCACCTTCAGCATTTCCAGCCATTCCTTGACATGAACCTGGAACACCAGCAACAGGAACCAAAGGTTCATTCAAAACAATAGCAGCTGAAGTTGAGTGACCGATTGCAACAGCAGGAACGTATCCAGCAATTTGGATCCATCCGAAATAACCTGAAGTAATCGTACCGACAGCAACACCTTGTATCTGTTCTGTATCTCCATCAACAAGTTCGACAAGAAAAGGATTGAAGATCAGTAGAGCAACATCGTTGGCATACGCTTCACCTACAGCAGCCTCGAAGTTTAGATCTCCTTCTCCACTGATAGCCATGGCAGCGTGAGAATAGATCCTCTGTGATCTGCCTAAGCCAGCAGCTTCTCCTTGTCGGATATAATAACCGGCATATTGATTAACAGTCATAGCAGTTGTAATCGTGTCAATATGGATTAAGCTTACAGTTGTATCTGTGATAGCACCGTCAACCGCAATACCACTATCCCACGCAGCCCATGGTACAGCTGTAACACACTGTCCAATCGCAAGCGCCTCGTTTGCTTTCACATAACGATAAGCATTTCCGAGTTCATCAAATACAACAGTACCAATAAGCATAGAAGCGGAAGATTCATTGACATCGAGAGTGCTACCGACCATCTGAGGATAACCTCTTGATAATACTCTAACCATTATCTGTCTCCACTAATAAGCAGTTGGCAGGTTGTATAGACAACCTTGGAACCTGCGATTAGAGCAAGTAATGTTACCTGCCCACAGAATCTTTGCAGAACGGACATCTTGGTTGACTGGCTTTTGCCAAGGCTCGAACTTGAAATTCCTTGCCGGTGCGTGACGGAATTGTAGATATTTCTCATTCAGCATAAACATATATCCGGCTGGTACGTGAGAATCGTACACAATAGGAATACCACGGAAAGTCAAGTTTTGAAAACCTACGTCGGCTAGACCTTGGTTCGCTGGTTTCAAGGACCGTTTCTGATCCGACAGATAAGTTTCGTACGCATCATAGATTAACTGCGTAGTAATACAGATTGTCGGATGATCGGCATCCTCTGTCACAGCGCCCCACAGATCTCTCATCATGGTAGGTAAGAAGTCACGGTTGGTTTGAGCCACAATATCCGACCATGAAGGAGCTGAGGAGTTACCATACAACGCAGCAGCGTTCTTAGCAATCGACCGCCACCAGGTATAGGTGTTGGCATCAATAGCTCCAACAGTACCGGTGGTGTTAATCACATAATCATAAAGAGTACCAAACTCTTTAGTGCCAGCTGCGGTTGTTTTGAAGAAAGTTTCACCGAACTTGTCTTTAAGTGTTTTCTCTGCGATCCTGGCTTCAGTCTTAATAAGGCTAAAGACCTTTTCAGGTCCGACGTTCTTCACCTCTTCATCAAGACCGGAAATAACCATAGAAGCGTACGCCTGTTTCCATTCGTACTCAGCGTTGGTCAATTTCTCCTTTGGCTCGATTGTGAATAGGTCATATTCACTGTAAAAATCGGAGATGCCTTTATCATATATCAAAGGCTCAAGGATTTTATTACCAGTTGCAGATTTCGATTTCCTTAACAAGCGATAAAGCACCACGTTGGAAGTAAAAATGTTATCACGCAACTTCGGTACGATATGATCGCGCGTAGTTGTCGTGATGTTGTTCCAATTCAAAGCCATTACTTAGACTCCAATTCGTGATATGCTTTTACTGCATCGTCCGTAGCCTCGTCAATGTCTTTTGCCGGAGTCTTGCGCTTGGTAGATTTGATGCCTTTAGATTTGCCTGGTACCGATTTGTTACCATCTTCGGCTTCATCAGTGATCTTCTTAGTAGTCATTAGATTCTTTCCTCTGGTTTCCAGCCAGGCTTCCTTCAAACTCATAGGACGTTCATCCGGATGCTCGTCGGAATACTTAACCGCAAAATCAATGACCTTTTGGACCACTTTAGGCTTTTTCATTTCTTTATCGAGAGCCTCTAATTCTGAAACTTCACGATCGACCACCTCAGAAATCTTCTCGGCTTGTGCCACTTTCTCCGATTCCTGAGTACGCTCCGTTTCTATGCTCTCTAAGGCTTCAACTCTTTTATCCAAGTCTGTTTTAGACTCCTCGCTGGTGTCATCATCAGCTGAAGACTCTGACTCGACTTCAAGATCCAGTCCACGAAAAGGATTGTTGTCTTTTCCGTCGAAATATTCATCCAAGGCATCAAGCAGCTCTTCTTTCTTCAAAGCATCATTAACAGTTTTGAGCTTTTTAGAAATAGCTGCGATCTTCTGAGCCTTTTCAGTATTCGACTTTTGCCAACTCTCCTTATTTTTGCGATCCTTGACAGATTCCGTAAGATATTCTTCATCGTACGTCTCACCGTCAATTTCGAGGACCATCTCTTCTTCACCAGTCTCTTCGGATTCCTCGGAGCTTTCTTCGGTTTCTCCTTCTTCCTCGGACTCTGATTCTTCCTCTTCGTCGTTCTCGGTCTCTTCTGATTCATCGGACGTTTCATCTTGTTGCTCTTCTTCCTCTCTCTCGAATGTTTCCTCAGAGTCAAAAGAGGCAAGTTCGTCGTCCGATATTTCTATATCGTCCAAGTCGTGTGTGGTTACTTTATCTTCATTTTCACCTGGCATTGTTTTTCTCCTTCCAGTTGGTCTTGCGACGCTGTTAAAAAGAAAAACGCCCCATAGTCCATCACCATCCGCTGATAGGATGTAAGGACTACGAGGCGCTGTTTGTCTTAGCACTTCCTCGCTAGGTGTGCTATATCTTTATGTGCTTAGAATCTTATTCGGCTCTTCTGCCTCCACTTTTGAAAAATAATTACCAATACGACCATCAATACAGTTGATCTCCATTGTCAGCTTACCAGTAAACTTCTGCTTATCGATGGTATGAAGTTTTTTATTAAGCTGAGTAAATAATTCTGCTTTTTTTTTATCTTCCACTAACGACCTTGTTTAGCCTGGTAATAACCTTTCTCAAATGCTTCATTTAGCATCTGCCTGACAGCTTTTTGACTCAAGACACGAGTATTGTCCTTGAATCTTGTAACAGGTGTAGCTCTCGATTTCATTTTCTTGGCTACATAATCGTTGTTAAAATCAGACTTCCTCTGTTCAAATAAATCGTCAGCCATGGTATTGCTCCTTTTTTAATTTGATCTCATTTTGAAGTTTTATCAACCGCTTTTTCGTGCTTCGGACATAACTTCTTTGGTTTACCATAAAAATTTATATCATCACGAGTGAATCTATAAATATCTTCATATCTACCTTCTTGCCAACATTTATCACATTCCTTGCAATAGTAAACTTGACTCTTTGTTTTATATCTGCCCAATATTATCTGTTTGAGGAGCTGCCTGTGCTTCCTCTATGATGTTTCGTAGTTCTGGTTTCTGAAGCAGTAACAGCGCAATTGCGTCTCTGTTTCCTGATTCTATGATCTCCTGGTCCTCCGGAGTTAATTGCGCTTCCGGACCTAAATCAACTGGATTATCCTTCATTAGTTGCTTCAACTTAGCCTTGTCTCTGATATTAGGTGAAGCATCAATCAGAGGTTCAAGAAGTGAAGGTGGTACACCTTGAGTTGCAAAAGTGATGACATTTGCTATTTCTTGCATCTCCTGGTACTTATCGTGTGGCGTTAAACTACCAACTGAAAGATCTACGTTAAAATCTATCTGCCTTGCGTCGATCGCTTCTCTGTCTGTATCAGCTGGATTCATTATCATTCCGTGAAAAAGTCTAGGATCAATTTTTCCTTCCTGAGTTTTTACAACATGAACTTTAGGATCCTTCCACATTCGCTGAATAATATAATTCCAGTGTTCGGCTGCTTCTTTTATCATGTCGATTTGCTCTTCGATAGGTGGCTGTAACCTACCAGCTGTCTGCGATCGTAGGATTTCAGCATGACGACCGGACTCTCCGGATCCGGCTGACTTTCCACGCCAGGCATCCTGGACACCAGTTGTATTGTCTGTCTTGATTCCTAACCAGTTAAGTATATCAAGTACATACCTCGGCATCTTTGGTGGATCTATCCACTTGAAACCACCTAGAATTGATGATAATACACCACTACCAGGTTCGCTCGTAACCTGCGTTTTATCAATGTTTGCAGCTCGTAAGCGCTCATACTTCGGATTAGCTGTCAATCGAATGTTGTCAACAACCTGTGAGATTATCATGTTTGTAGACTTATTCAATGTCCGGATCTGCTCGCTCTCAGGTCTACCCCAAAAGGATTGAGCCTCCGAATAATTCTTGGCTCCAAAAAACGGAATGTATTTATACTTTCTTGGTGCGTCGTAAATAATCTTTCCTTTTGCCTGAAATGGAGCGATCGCTGTTACTCGACCATTAGGATATTTGTCCTCGTCCTCGTCCATATACCACATCTCAGCGATTAGAGCCTGTCCTTTGATCCGGAGTTTAACACCAGGTGTCGTTGTTTCGAATTGTTCGGTTCTTGAATATTCAGTATCACTTACAGGAGACAAAGGTTCATCACCGTAAGGATGTTGCTGCGCTTGTTGTGCAAACTGGAACGATCGATAATTATCTAACTCTCCATCTTCTTTCAGTTCTACACCATATTTCTTCTTGATCTCGCTGATATAAACAACTGGTGCATGAATAAAAAATGTTTCCTCGCAATCTCGAATAGATGAACGGTTTGGATCCGGAAAGACAGCGAATATGTCAACAACTTCATTGAGTATCCTCTGTTGACCTTCAACCTTCGTTGACTTCAAGATAGCGTTACCGTATCCTTTCATCATCCGGAACATCTCACGGTTTTTCCTCGGCATCTTGGAATACTGCCAGATCTCGTCAAACTCTCGCTCCAAACCTCGTGCGTATTCCTCTGCCTGTTCAATCATTTCCAACGTCTCAATAGTAAGCTGAGGTACGACCTCAATTTTTGGCGCTCTCGCTGTAATCACTGGCAACATTGTCTCGATCGCTTCGAATACGTCGTTTACTACGATCTTTGACTTATAATTCGGCATCCTGGAATCTTTCCAGTGGTTACCATACAGGTAACTCTCCGCTGTACGCCATACGTTCACCTGTGCGTCACGATGTTCTTTAGCAAACTCGAACTGTTCGTTGACAAAGTTCCACAACTGTTGATCTTCAAAATTTACTCGCTCTATTTTTTCGTCAGGCACGTTTCTTCTTCCGCTTCTTAAACTTTTTCTTGATCTTCGCTCCTGCCTTTCGCGCTTCGCTTAGTGCAATGGCTATCGCCTGAGATCTTTTCGTTACCTTGTGTCCGGATCCAGACTTCAAAGTACCATGCTTAAACTCGTGCATGACCTTGTGAATTTTAGGATGTGCTGGCAACCTTATCTTCCTTCCAGTCTATATGGATCTGCATACAGGTACAGATAACTGGTGTGTGTCCATGTGTGATGTTCGTTCCTGTGTATCCTCTTCCAAAACATTTCTTGCAGCTGCTCTGGACTTTTAATTTTATATCCGACCACTTCTCTATCAACTTAGGATCCATCTGTAAAGCCAACCTCACCGATCGAATTAACGCAAATTTTTCGGCATCACTCGGCTTTACCACCTGTCACTTCCTCCACTCATGAGTCCATCCATCCTCCGCCAGTCTCTTTCTCTGCGTAAACTGGTCCTCGAATTTTTTTGCGCTCCTGTTTAACAAATCCATCCATAACTGTCGGCTCCGCTTCCGGAAGATCTGACTCGGTCATGTGCATAAATGCGTATCGATCGGTGTCGCAAGTGTCGTCACCGTCCTTCTTCTTCATGTCTCCTGGTTTTTTTGGATCGTGAATCTGGACCGGAATAGCTTTGATGGACTCTCTACAAGTCGAAAAATAATGTAATTTCGGCTCCTTCTCTAAAATGTATTCGCCATCCGGTCCTATTTTTCCTTCCCACTCCAATAAAGTCTTCATCAATATCCATCCGTTTGGTCTGTCCTTATTCGCTTGCAGTAAAGGAATACCAGCGTTGGTAATCGTGTCCGCTATGCTCTTATCACTAAAAGCCTTGGAAGTCTGCTGTGCGCCTGCGCTATATGGATTCCGTATCCACATCTGAGTATCTCCTATGAACATATTTATCGGTCCGTCCTGTGAAGATAACTCTATGATATGTTCCGCTAAATTTTTTGGCGCGGTCTCGTGTCCTAACGACTCTCTGTATTTGAAAATCTGTCCTTCGAAACTCTTAGTGTACCAGCCTACCGAAAATGGATGCGGTGCATAACCCCAATCGATCGATACACACTTCGACCATTCCTGCGGTATCGGAAATGGCTCGCATACGTGAATGTCTCTGCGCCATTTGCTGAAAAATTGACCTTCAAATACGTCCCAATCACCATCTCTCCACGCTCGACGTAAATCCTCCGGCAAACTCTCCAAAAATGCGATGTACTTCGGATGATATTTCATCAACGTCGGATTATCTGTAACCTTTGCAGGAATAAATATCCTCGTCAATCCGGTCTTTGGATCCTTATAAATTTTTCGAGGCTCCGTTGCGTCTACGAACCTGTCCTTAACCCAACCATGTCCAGAGGCTCCAGGATTGGTGGTCGCAAACACCTGCGGACGCAATTCAGCTATGGTAGATCGGCAGCAGCTTATCAATTTAAGGTAGTCATCAAGGCGCTCGATCAGTGTCAGCTCCTCAACGAGTATTCTATGGTACTCGTGACCTAAATACTTGGTATAAGCGTTTTCGTCCTTCATGTGTCCGGTCCGGATCAACGCTCCTGATGGAAAACGTATCTGTGCAGGTTTACCGACGACCTGAGCGTTAAATGGACGATAGAAGAGCCTGGCACGATCCAACCAGTCCGACAGGTCATCAGCGTTCTTGCGAATGACCAGGCAACGGAGACGTGGATGCTCGCAGTCATACGTCAACCAGGCGAGTCCTGCATCTGTTTTTCCTCCTCCTCTCGCTCCACCGTACAGAGTCTCGAAACATAGCGTCTGCAAGGCTTCTGTTTGTGGTCCAGGATGAGGAGACCAGCTAACTTGTTGTTTTTCTTCACTCATCTGTTGGTTTGACCTCTTTAGCCGGATCCAAATACTTTTCGTCCGATTCTCCTGAAACCTGGTCCACCATGACTCTCTCAGGCAGTACGATCACTCCTGTAACTGGTATACCGTCTATCGTCGATTTCTGTCTTGGTATGTAAACCTCTCCAACCTCCAGGATCTTGACAGCTGCTCCGGTATCACCGTTATTTGCGTTCTTCCTCAGGTTGTTCACCATCTCCAAAGCCAACGATCGTGCATAGTCTTTAGCTGCTTCTGCGATCTTATCCTTTAACTTCTTGGCATATCTCCATGCTGTTGACGGTGAAATGTCCAAAGTCTCCATGACCTCTTTCTGAGACAATGGTTCTTCTGCATTAACAAGCAGTTCCAAATACTGTGCTTCCTTTGTGACCTCTGCCATTACAAACTCATGCTTTCAACATTTCTCAATTTCAACTTCTCGAGGTCGTTTTCGCAAGTCATTGATACCAGTTAAATTACTCTCATTGTTGATTAAGTCAGTCCAAAGGAGCTGTCTGTCGATGCAAGATCTTTGCGTAAATAATGAGGAAGAAAAAAAAGCAACAAAGCCAGTACACATTTTTACTCTTTGTATATATCCTCTATACATAAGATTATACTAATAACATACGTTATAGCGCTGAAATTTCGCGCTTCCTTCAGCTTGAGATCTCTCTGTCATACTCTTCTTCAACTTCTGGTTCTTCATGATCGATCACGCCAGCGGTTTCACGTTCTTGCCAGCGCTCATCAAGGACAGGTGGTACACCGCTTTCTTCCAGGAGTTCTTCCTCACTTAGTTCACCAGGTCTACCATTTCGACGTTTAAACAGGTTCTTGAATATTGATTGGCCAGCGAGCGATCGTACAGTGATTAAGTGACCTATAATTACAGCGATTAGGTGAGTAACAACTAAGATGATTATAAGCGAAGCCGAGTTCATTTGTGGTCCGGTTATTAAGTTATCTTAAAAAGTCAGTGGATTTCAACCGCTTTTTTGTCACATCATTGTAACGTTTACTTATACCTTTTATTAATGGTAGTACAAATAATACTTGAATTACAGTGAAGGCAGGCTTAATTTTGAGGTACAATGACAGTCAAGGAAACTTAAGAGATGCAAAATAGACCGCTAAACTTTCGTAAGGAGGACAAAAGATGATAAGTGACCATGTGATAGACATCGCTGGTGAGATCGCACTTGTCGAGCAGGAAAGATCTCAACTCTACATACAGATCAAAGCTCTGCGCTGGATCCGGATGGAGTTGAAATCTCTTGCAAAGCAGGCTGTCCGATCCGCTAATGGTGACAAGCTCACTATACAAGAAAAACATATTGTTGATCGCTGGAACAAAGTCAAAGAGCGATCTGAGGATATAGGTTTCTACGGTTTACCAAACAACTGGTGGAACCTGGACACCTACGTTGATGCAATTATTTAACCAGGAGGATTAGACATGGTAAATGAAATCAACAAGCTAATGGCTGAAAAGCGCTGGATCTACTGGATACCGATTGACTCTTATGTTGACGATAAAGGTTTTGTTCCTTCGATCGTATTTTAGGACACACCTGGTCATTTTCCGCTAACTGGTAGAGGTTCCGGATCAGCGCCTTGGTACTTTGGTAAGGATTACGAAGAAGCCTGTGCGCTTGCAGAACGATTCAACACTGAAAAGCTAGGTATTGATCCGGATGAACAGGTGGTAATTCTGGACTCATCGATGCACTTCAGTTGTAGAGAACTTTAACGCCTGCTGATAGGCACGCCAAGACCGGAGGTTGGTCAGATCTACCAGGTTCGACTCCTGGCTCCGGTCCTAAGAAATTATTAAATTAACATATTACCAGGAGACCAATAGAATGACCTATATAAAGCCACGAGGACGCCCACCAAAGCGAAACAAACCGCCAGTCAAGACCAATGTCAAGATAGAGATTTCGGAGGAAGATTGGCGCAGATTAAGAGCCAGGTGTGTTGTTGTAGGAAGGACAGTACAGAGCGTACTTGGTGAGATCGTTAAGGAATGGTTGAATCGCTAGATTCTTCTACCGCTATTTCGTTGCAAATATTCATGTGTACATCTTTAAATCTGCAACGTAGTGTCTTCTTTCCTGGCACATCCCACGTAAAACTGTCTTCGTGTACCGGACACCGATAAAGGACTTGTTTCGGATCTTCCGGTTTCACCTCAATTCTTGGAGTATACGGAGATCTTAACCAGTTACGAAATGCAGCGTGATAGTCTTTACGCCTTATGCCTTTAGATTTTAAGTGGTCCTTAAACTTCTCAAGCTCAGTTTCTACATCGATACCAGGAAACTTCTCTTTGAATTTAACTGGATCAATAGATTCGAGCGATAGGTCTTTTCTTTTTTTCTTTCTTTTTTTCTTTTTATCTGTATTCTGTACTCTGTTATCTGGTGACGTTCCTTTTTCGTTCCTATCATGTTCCGAGGAACGTTCCTTTTCCGTTCCTTTGTGTCGTCGAGTACGAGCTGTAATATCATCAGAAATGAACTGTCGTTTCTTCCAATTCCTAATGCGAAGTTTTCCGTATTTTAATTCTAAAAATGAAAAATGTTTGGACTGAAATAATTTAAGCGTTTCTTCCACTTCTAAAGGTGACAATCGAAGCTCAAAACTGATGTCCTCATTGCTTGGAAGTGTACCTCTTGGTGTTTGAATATTAGCCAATGCTTTAAGCGCCACATAGCGCCAGCGCATAGCTTCAGGCAGCTGCATCACCTTTTTATTTTGCAGTATATCAGAGTACAGTCTAAACCACTTCATAGTCTCTTTTCCAGGATCTCAAATGCTTTAGGAAATCCAATATCTTCAGCTCTCGATTGTGACTCAAATTCACCACAATAAATACAATTCAAGAAATTCTCATGACCTTTTTCTGGACACTGTTGATAGACTCTCAATTCAAACCGATTAACCAAAATAGGATTAAGACCAAAGTATATTTTATAATGAGCGAAGAAATCATAAAGACCACGAGGATGCCAAGATGATAGAGGATGACCTTTTAGCTGAAGAGTACCGTATTTCTCGTTGTATTCCAGCTTGAAGTATGACATCATAAGGTCATACGCTTTTGGAAACTTCTTTTTGACTTCCTCATTCATCTTTAATCACAACCTTTTTGGTTACTTCGACAGTCTCAACTTTAACCTCTTCACCAAGTATCACATAACTCAATTCAGTACCATAATCTTGCAGCTCTTCTTTCTGTTTTATTGTCGCAATAAAGTCTTCAGCTTTTTCTTTTTCGTTATCAAGGAATCGGTCCACTTTATTACCGTCATAATTATACCACAGGACAAAGTAATATTTCATTTCTTTGCACCTGTTTCGTGGATCCTGTTGACAGCCTGGATCACCGCCACCACATCAAGAGCTTCAACGGTTTGATCGTAGATCTCATTACTGTCTTTATCAATGTATGTGTTAGGATCATCAATCCAATCATATACTGATCCATTGTCAAGTTCATTTCCAGTATCGGCTACCTTTTCACGTATACGTTTACCAGTGATTTCAAATGTATGTACTACTTCGATCCTGACACGGTATTTTGTTGCTACGAGTTTTCTCGCCATGGTCATGGTCCTCCTGGTTACGTTTGAATTATTCTATCATGTAGCATCTTAACTCCTTTATGCTTTACCATAACTATAGAATAACATTTTCTTGGTGGCTTACCTTCATTAATTCCTTTTGGTTCTTCGAAGTATATGGTAGCACCACCGACAGGTATATATCCAATATTAAAACAACTCTTCAGTCGATCGAGGAAACTGTCCAGCCTGGTATCATCAATCAATATAACATCATCGACCGGATGTAACATAATCGTCATAATGCAGCCAGCTCCTTTTCTAACTTGGTCAGTCTGTTTTTGAGTAACTTTATTATCGGACCATCGAGCGCACCAGGAACGGTGTAACGTTGCGCTCCTTTGCTTATCTGAGTTACACCACTTGAGGTTTGCAACATATCATTAAGCAAAGTGATCTCCTGGTTGATTTTAGCAGCCTTCTCGACTGTTTCTCTATCCATGTTTAAACTCCTCTCTCTGTTTTACGACAAATGTGTAACGGAATTGTCGTATAATCATTCATCGATATACTTAATACCAGGTAATATCCTTATGCCAGCTGCAATCAAAACCAGTCCTAAGAATGTTAAAAATGATGTGGTCGCTATGAATAAGATTGTTCCGACACATAGAGAAACAAATGTTATTATCTCAACCTTAGTTTTAACTTTCACTTTTAGATTCCTTCATCCTAT